TGGACGGTCTTGGGGACTATAGCCGAAAGGACGGCTACGTGTCCGGTGACGTAGACCTGGAATGGGTTGAAAAGACGTTTAACTACGACCGCGGCAGACGGTTCAGCGTGGACGCTATGGACAACGAGGAAACCGCAGCACTGTCCTTCGGAAAGCTGGCTTCTGAGTTTATCCGTACCAAGGTTGTGCCGGAAATGGATGCATGGCGTTTTGCTGCATATGCAAAGGCGGCGGGCACCAACAAAAGCGAGGACCTCGCAGACGGTGCTGCAGTTTGTGCTGCAATTACCGCTGCAAACATCGCCATGGACGAGGCAGAGGTGCCGCAGGAAAGCCGCCTGCTGTACATCACACCGACTATGTACAACGCGATTCAGGCACTGGACACTTACAAGTCCAAGGCAATGCTGGCGGGGTTCGCAAAGACAATCCGCGTGCCGCAGTCGCGTTTTTACAGTGCAATCGACCTGCTCTCCGGCGTAGATAAGACCGGTTCTTCCGGTGCTGATGAGAGTGCCGGCGGATATAAGGCGGCAACCGCAGGCAAAAAGCTGAACTTCCTGATCGTGCAGAAAAATTCCCCGATCCAGTTCACCAAGCACACTGTAAACAAGGTCATCACACCGGAGCGGAACCAGCACTCTGATGCATGGCTGTACTTCTACCGTGCTTACGGCATCACAGAGGTGTACGACAACAAGAAGTTCGGCATCTACGCATCGGTATCTAAGACCTGATCTGGAGGTGAGCCGCATGCGTACAGTAGGCTTGGTGTTTCCGGAAAAGCCTAAAAAAGCTGCAAAGAAGCCTGCACCGGAGCAAGAAAAGGACACGGCGAGCAAAAAGGAGAAGTGAGTATGCCGTATGCAGATCACACGTACTATACGCAGTCCTACCGCGGGAAGCGTATCAAAGAAGAAGAAACGTTTTTGATGTATGCAGAGCGTGCATCGGAGTACATAGACATGGTGACGTTTGACCGCCTTTCTGGCGGTGTGCCGGAGAAGTTTGCAGAAAAAGTGCAAAAATGCTGCTGTGCAATCGCCGAAGCAATGGCGGATTATGTGGATTACAGCGGCAGCACACCAACCGGCTCCGGAAAAGCTTCCGAAACAATCGGCAAGTACAGCGTCAGCTATACAACAGCTGCACAGACCATTTCAGGCTTGCTGTACGGCACGTCTGCCGGCATACAAGACTATCTGCGTAGCATCTGTATCCGCTATCTGGGCAGCACAGGGCTGATGTACAGGGGGTGCGACGATGTTTGTCAATAAAGTCGGTTGTACAGTCTATGAAAAGACTGTCAAAAACCGCATGGAAGCGTATGTGCCGCACTTTATCCCAGCTGTGTACTGGGAAGATACCGTTGCACAGGTGCAGACTGGCACGTCCATGAAGCAACAAGACCAAATTTGGTGCTGCATTCCAGCCTCATCGCTTTCTGACTATCTGCCACAGAAAGATGACATCATCGCTTGCGGCAGGTGTGAATCTGATGTACCACCAAGCAACGGCAGAACAATCACGGCGGTAGAGGATTACCGGTACGGCTCTGCAGACGTGCAGCACATCGAGGTGACAGCGGTATGACAATACACGGCGAACTGGTGATACACACCGGTAAGTGCAGTGAAAAAGCACTGGAAAAGGCACAGAAGTATCTGGATCAGGAAGTGATACGGACTTGTGCACCGTATGTACCTCTGGACACTGGTACACTGGAAAGAAGTGGAAAGATGTCAAGTGACATCGGCAGCGGCACTGTGACGTGGAACACCCCATACGCCAAAAAACAGTACTACGAAGGAAACTCCAAAGGGTTGCGTGGAGCAATGTGGTTTGACCGTGCCAAGGCAGACCACGCAGAAGACTGGCAGGACGGCGTGGCGAAGATACTAGGAGGCGAAAATGACGGCAATCATTGAAGCTGTGCGTGACTGGATCGCAAGCTGCCCGCTTGTCGAAGAAAACGCCATTTTAGGCATTGACCACTTGGGGGCTGACCCTATCGGCTATACCGTAGATACTGTGCCTTGCAACCCCGTTGCATCGCAATATGTGGACGGCTCGCAGCGGCGGCAGTTTCTGTTTGTGTTCGCAAGCAGAAATCAGTATGCTGACACTGCACAAAATTTGGCAAACAGTGCGTTTTACGACAACTTTTCCGACTGGATCGCGGTACAAAACAAGCTGCGGCGGCTTCCGGAACTTGGAGAATACCGCACTGCACAACGCGTGGAAATCACCACTAGCGGATATGTATACGATGCCGGCGACAGCACAGCACGGTATCAAATCCAACTGAAACTTACGTACTATCAAGACAGGAGGTACAACAATGGGTAAAACTTTACAGAATGGCAATCTCGTGATGCGTGACGAAAAGGTCGCGTTTTACGAAATCCCTGGTCAGTATGCTTTCGTGCGTATGGAAGGCTTTACAAGCATGAGCACGTCCAAGTCGGCGACAGAGCATAGCAGAAAGTATGTGGACGAACGCAGCAGCAGAACCGACACGGTTGGCTACGAGGAAAGCATCGCCTACAGCTTTGACCGGTACGACGGAAACGCAGTGCAGGACGACATTGTGACGATCACGGACGAGGAAAAGGTTGGCAAGCAGGCAACTCGACGCATTATCCAGGTGGATATGAAAACTCTGTCCGAGGACGGCACCACTGCTTCCGGCAGAATGCGGAGCTACAGCGTAGTGCCTGACGGCAGCGGCGATGACGCAAACGTCCTGACTTACTCCGGAAACTTAAAAAACAACGGCGAGTGGGAAAATGTTTCTGTCATCAGCAGCGACGACTGGCAGACTGTGAAACTGTCCACATCTGCAACAAAGCCGAAGCTGAAGACTTTGGCTGTGGAAAGTGCTGGTAAGACTGTCGCTCTGACACCGGCGTTTATCGCTGGCACTATGTCATACACGATTCCGGCAGGAACCACAACTGCGATCGTGGAAGCGACTGCGGAAAACGCATCTTTGACTGTCGTAGTATCTTGCAACGGCGAATCGTATGTCACAAGCAACACTGTCAGCGGCAAGACAAACCAGTTCAACGGCTTGAAGTCTGGTGACAACATCACGATCACAGTGACAGACGGATTCAACACAAGCACATACAAAATCAAGGTGTCTTAATACCGCGGAGGTGCAGAAATGGACGAAATCAACTGGAAGGGCTATGGCGTAGACGCGGAATCTGCGGCGTTTTGGGATAAGTACAACACTGCTGTAGAAAACGCGTCGGAGCGAGAAAAAGAAGCGGTACCAAAACTGGAATCGGACAGAATCCGGAAGTACTGCAACGACTTCCGGATTTTTTATGCCGATCTGATCGGAGAAGAAAACGCCGAAAAAGTGCTGTCTGATGTACCGGACAACAAAAGATGCTTTGACGAGATCTATGCATCTTTGCTGCGGTGTATCCACGACCAAAAAGCAGAATCCAGCCGCAGAATCGCAAGTATCCTGCTGAAATACGCCCCAAAGACCAGAGGAAACGAAAATGCTGCACCCACTGTATGATAGCTTACCTGATACTGTCAGCGTACAAGGAAAGCCATATCCGGTAGTGACTGACTATCGGGAATGGCTTTCTTTTTTGGAGATGCTGGCGGACGAAACGTACACAGCAGAGGAACGTGTACTGTGTGCTATGGCGTGGTATCGGGCACGCCCTCCGTGCAACATCGCGGAGGCGTATCAAGCCCTGCTCCGGTATGCGTCGTGTGCGGATATGCCACACACGGGACGTGAAACCGGAAAATCTGCAAACACGCAGCTGCTGTCCTATACATATGACGGGGCATATATCATCAGTGACTTCCTGCGTTTTTATCAGATTGACTTGACAAAAGATGCACTGCACTGGTACAAGTTTCGGCTGCTTCTGGAAGCACTGCCGGACGAATCAGCTGTAAAGCAGCGTGTGGCGTATCGCAGCATCAATCTGGCGGAGATCAAGGATAAAAACCAGCGTAAGCGGATACGGAAAATCAAGAATAGTTTGTGGATACCGACAAACAAAAAACTGGACGCAGGACAAGTGGGTGCGGTCTTTGGATAGAGAGGTGATAGACAGTGGCAAACAGCAAGGCAGACGGAAGCGTTAACTTTGATACCAAAATAGACACGTCAGGCTTTGAAAAAGGGCTGAAACAAATCGACAAATCCAGTGAAAAAGCGTCGAAAAACGTGGAAAAAGACACGGAAAAGTCCTCAAAAAACGCGGAGAAAAAAGCTGGAGATGCTGCTGACGGCATATCGAAAAGCTTTGCGAAATCGTCTGGAAAAATGCAGTCCAGCATGCAGGAAGCTGGCGAAAAGTCGGAAAAAATTTTTAAAGACACTGAAACAGCTGCAAAGTCTGCGATGGACGGCATCGACGGGAAAACTTCTGGCTTGGCAGATAGCATCAAAAGCGGCATGTCACATGTAGGCGAAAGTGTATCAGACACGATCTCCGGAATGGGCGATTTTAACGACAAGTTTGACGATGCTATGAGTGACAGCATCAAGTCTGTCGGTGGTCTTGTCGCTACAATCGGTGGAATCGGTGCAGCTGTGATCGCTTCTGGCACACAGGCGGAACAGGCAGCCAATCAGGTGGCGGCTGCGACAGGATTGACAGGAGATGCTCTGAAAGAAGTGCAGGACATCTCTCAAAACGTATACAAAGACAAC